GGTTCAATCACAACGGCAAAACTTGCTGGTAGTATTACAAACGCAAAATTATCTAATTCAACTATCACAATTAGAGACGATAGTTCAACAACAGACGCAGTTGCGTTAGGTGAAACATTAATATTTGAAGGTGGCTCTGGTATCACTACAACGGTCACAGATAACAAGGTATCATTTGCGACAGATGGCTCTATTGTAACAGAAACATCTACTGATACATTAACAAATAAAACTTTAACTAGTCCTGTCTTAAATACAGGTGTTAGTGGTACTGCTATTAAAGATGAAGACAATATGGCTTCAGATAGTGCCACTCATTTAGCAACTCAACAATCAATTAAAGCATATGTAGATTCGCAATTGACAGCACAAGATTTAGATTTCCAAGGTGACTCTGGTGGCGCTTTATCAATTGATTTAGATAGTGAAACTTTAGATATTGCTGGTGGCACTGGTATAGATACCTCTGGGTCAGGTAATACATTAACAGTAGCAATAGACGCAACTGTTGCAACATTAGCAGGCACACAAACATTTACAAACAAAACTTTAACTAGTCCAAAAGTTAATGAAGATGTAGCAGTCACAGCGACAGCTACACAATTAAATCATACTGTTGGGGTGACGAGTGCTATTCAAACACAATTAGACGCAAAAACAACACCCGCATTCGCTATTGCTCAAGCAGTCGCACTAGGATAGGATATAAATAGTATTATGGCAACACCAAGTACAAGAGAAACATTAAAACAATACGCTTTGAGAGCGTTAGGGAAACCTGTAATTGATATAAACGTTGATGATGACCAACTAGAAGATAGACTAGACGAGGCATATCAATATTACGCAAACTATCACTATGATGGTATACGAAGAACATATTTAAAATATCAATATACACAAGCTGATAAAACAAGAATGACTGCCGATGGCTCTAACGAAACAGCAACTAAAAACTCTGTATCATCAACATTTGTTGAAGGACAAAACTTTATTGTTGTACCAGAATCAGTAATTTCTTGTATTAATATATTTCCTTTTTCTAATAAAGGTAATTTAAATTTATTTGATGTAAGATACCAATTAAGATTAAATGATCTATATGATTTTTCGTCAACATCAATAATTAATTATGATATTGTATTAAGACATTTAGATTTTTTAGACCATATATTAGTTGGTGAAAAACCTTTAAGATTTAATCAACACGATAATAGATTATACGTTGACATGGACTGGAATAATGACATAGAAGTAGGTGAGTTTTTAATTATAGAGTGTTATAGAAAATTAGACCCAACAACATTTACAGATGTAAACAATGACATATTTTTAAAGAGATATGTTACAGCTTTGTTTAAAAAACAATGGGGCGCAAACTTATCTAAATTTAATGGTGTCGCTATGTTAGGTGGCGTAACTTTAAATGGTCAACAAATTTATTCAGAGGCATTGTCAGATATAGAAAAGTTAGAAACAGAATTAAGAACAACTTACGAATTAAACCCTGCAATGATGATGGGATAATGCCATGCCAGTTAATCACTATTTCCAAGATGGTAACGGCATTGGTAACACAGCCGAAAAAAGATTATACGAAGATTTAATTATTGAAGGTCTAAAGATATATGGCCAAGATGTTTATTACTTACCTAGAACAATCGTAAATAGAGATTTAATTTTAGGCGAAGATATGTTGTCTAAATTTTCATCTGCGCTTTTACTTGAAGCGTATATGGAAACAACTGAAGGTTTTGCTGGCGAACAAGAGATTGTTAATAAGTTTGGTTTAGAGATCAGAGAAGATACAACTTTTATGATCGCCAAGAAAAGATTTAATCAAGCTGTAGATGAAAAGGCTACTTTAGTTAAAGAGGGTAGACCAAACGAAGGCGATATAATTTATATGCCTTTGATGAATAGTTTTTTTGAGATACAGTTTGTACAAGACCAAGAGCCTTTCTTTCAACTAGGTCAACTACCAGTTTATAAACTAGTATGTACTAGATGGGAGTACAGTTCAGAAGAATTAAATACAGGTGTAGGTACAATTGATAGTGCTGAAGATCAATATAGTTTAGATATGTTGGCTCACCAATTTACTTTAGAGAATGAAGTTGGATCACTACAATTAGAAAACGATAGTGCAAGTGGTGATGCGAATTATCTATTACTTGAAACTTATGACTTACAAACACAATCAAATTATGCACAAAACAATGATTTAGATGCACAAGCTGGTTTTGATACATCTTCTACGGCAGATGATATATTAGACTTTACAGAACGTAACCCATTTGGAGAGGTTGACTTTTAATGTTTGGAACATATTTTTACAATGAGAGTATGAGAAGAATGACCATAGGTTTTGGTCAAATCTTTAATAACATACAAATCAAAAGACGAGATAGCGCTGGTAATGTTACTCAATCTATTAAAGTACCATTAGCTTATGCGCCAAAAGAAAAGTTTTTAGCTAGACTAGACGCACAACCTAATTTAAGTGAAAGAGAATTTGCGATAACTTTACCTCGTATGAGTTTTGAGATTACAGGTATTTCATATGACTCTAGTAGAAAACTAACAAGAGTACAAAAATTTAAACACGTTAAGTCTGGCGCAGATGGTAAAGTATTAAACTTTAATTATGTTCCTGTACCTTATAACATATCTTATAATCTATATTCTTTTACAGCAAGTGCAGAGGCAGGTCTACAAATTATAGAACAAATATTACCTTTCTTTCAACCTGACTTTACTGTGACTGTAAATGCGATACCAGAATTAGACATTAAGAGAGATATACCTATTGTTTTAAATAGTGTAAATTATGAAGACACTTATAGTGGTGACTTTTCACAAAGAAGAGCTGTAATATACACATTAGGATTTACTGCGAAGACTTATCTATTTGGACCAGCGTCAACTCAAAAAGTTGTTAAAACAGTACAATCAGATGCTTACATGGATACGGATACAACTAATAAAGCAAGAGAAGTAAGAATTACTATCACACCTAATCCAACATCAGCTGACGCAGATGATGATTTTGGATTTACAACAAATATACAACAATTTACAGATGGTAAAAAGTATAATACAACAACAGATAGTGATGAATAAATAGTAACATGGCAATAAACAAAGTAGGATCAAAAGGTATAGTAGATTGTTCGGTCGCAGCGGTAGACTTTGCGCCTGGTACGGTCACTAATGCTAAATTTGCGAATACAACAATCACAAACGCAAAGTTATCTAACTCATCACTTACAGCATCGGGTACATCTATAGCTTTAGGTGCTAGTGGTACATTAAATAATTTTTTTATAGATTGGCAGTCAAAAGTCACTTCTGATGGTAGTACAGTTACAACTATGGTTGCTGGAAAAGGATACATTATAGATAATTCAAGTGCCGCAGGTATTGTTAAATTACCAGCTTCTGCTAGTATAGGTGACCTTGTGGTTATAAAAGATTACGCAGGAAACTTTGGTACAAATAATTTAACAATACAAAGAAATTCACATAAAATACAAGGTGTCACAAATAACTCTATAATCACAACTAATCGTGCTACAGTTAAATTAGTTTATGTTGATGCCACAAATGGTTGGTTGTATGTAGATGAACATAATATAGGTACTTTAGTTCCTCAGTTTATAGAAGCCACAGGTGGTACAGTAACAACATCTGGTAATTTTAAGATACATACTTTTACAGGTGACGGTAACTTTGTTGTTAGTCAAATAGGTAATCCATTAGGAGGTCCTAATAATGCATCATATTTAGTAGTTGCTGGTGGAGGTGGTGGAGGAGCAATCGCTGGTGGAGGCGGTGGAGGTGGAGGTTTTAGAGAGGGAAAAGACTCTGCTGATTCTTATTCAGTTTCTCCTTTAGTTGCTCCAGCAGGCTTACCAGTTTCAGCACAAACTTATCCAATTACCGTAGGCGCTGGTGGAACAGGAACACCTGGCCCAACTGGCACTGCTACACCAGGTGGCGATGGATCAAATTCAGTATTCTCAACTATTACATCAACAGGTGGTGGTGGAGGAGGTAGTCAAAGTAATGGTAGAGACGGAGGTTCTTCAGGTGGTGGAGGACACCCTAACACTTCTGAAGGCTCAGGAAATACCCCACCAACAAGCCCACCTCAAGGAAAAAGCGGAGGCGGTGGTAATCCAGTTTCAGGTGGTGGAGGTGGTGGAGCAACTGATCCAGGCGGAGGAGGAAATCCAGGAACAGGTTCACCATATTCAGGTGGAGGACCAGGAGGTGACGGAGCAGGAACAGCTATTAACCCTGCTGTAGGAACACCTGGACCTTGTGGTTCTTTAAGATATTTTTCTGGCGGAGGAGGAGGTGGATCAACAGCTGATTCACTATCAAATCCTACAGGCGCTGGTGGTATAGGTGGTGGTCAAATTGGTGGTAATGGTCAAGGATGGCCAGGGCCATCAGGTGCTGGTACAGCTAATTCTGGTGGTGCTGCTGGGGGTGGTGGTTATACTCCAGGAGTTAATAACCAAGCTGCTGCTGGTGGTAAAGGAATCGTTGTAATAAGATATAAATTTCAATAGAGGAACATTATAAATAGTATAAAAGAGAATTAAAATGGCAATAGATAAAATAGGATCAAAAGCATTAGTAGATTGTTCAGTTGCTGCTGCTGATATAGCGCCAGGAACAATAACTGACGCAAAATTAGCGGGTAGTATCGCTAACGCAAAACTAGCAAATACAACTGTAACTATTAATGGTACAGCAATCGCACTAGGTGCTTCGGCATCTATAAACCCAGTTTCTTGGCAATCTGTCGTTGTATCTGATGGATCAACAGTTACAACCATGGTCGCTGGCCGAGGTTACTTTGTAAATAATACGAGTGCCGCAGGTATAGTTAAATTACCAACGTCAGCGAGTGCTGGTGACACAATTGCCATCAAAGATTACGCAGGTAACTTTGCTACAAACAAATTAACCATTCAAAGAAATTCACATAATATACAAGGTGTTGCTAATGATAGTGAGATTAGTACAAACAGAGCTAGTGTTCAATTAGTTTATATTGACGCTACAAAAGGTTGGTTATATACCAACGAGTCAAATGTTGCTGATTTACAACAGGTATTGCATGTTGCTGCAACTGGTGGTACGGTTGCAACTTCAGGTAATTTTAAAATTCACTCATTTACAGGTGATGGTTGTTTTGTAGTTTCTTGTGGTGGTAATTCTGCTGGTAGTAATCTAGTGGATTATCTAGTAGTTGCTGGCGGAGGCGGTGGAGGAGGCCAAGGTGGAGGAGGCGCTGGTGGTCATAGAACAACATTTCCAAGCCCCAATTGTAACGCTGGTGATTTTCCAGTATCAGCACAAACATATCCTATTACAGTAGGTGGTGGTGGAGCAGCAAGTTCCAATGTTGGACCTGGAAATTGTAATGCAGGTTCTGGAGCTAATTCAGTATTTTCAACTATTACATCTACTGGTGGAGGTGGTGGTTCACACGGAGTAGGTAATGTTGCTGCAGCATCTGGAGGATCAGGTGGGGGTGGGGGTTACGCTGGTTCTGCTGGCTCTGGTAACACACCTCCTGTAACTCCTCCACAAGGTAATAATGGTGGAACAGGTGCCAGTGCTGGATACTCAGATGCAAGAGGTGGTGGAGGTGGTGGTGCTGGTGCTGTCGGTTCAAATACACCTGGAACAGCAGGTGGAGCAGGTGGTAATGGATCACCAAATTCAATTACAGGTTCAGATACAACAAGAGCAGGAGGTGGAGGTGCTGGGGGTGATGCTAGACCTGGACCAATTGCACCTAGTGGAAGACCAGGTGGATCTGGTGGATCTGGAGGTGGTGGCGCTGGTGCTGGTGGTGGTTCTAATCCTGGTGGAACTGCAGGATCAGCAAATACTGGTGGTGGTGGTGGAGCTGCTGGATATGGACCAGGTTATAATACAGGCGCTAACGGTGGTAAAGGTATAGTTATCATAAGATACAAATACCAGTAATTAAAACTGTTATATATATTATTGTGAATTAAGGAATTAAAAAATGAATTTGAAAAACTATTATTATTATTTTAAATCAGCATTACCTCCTAAATTATGTGATGACATAATTAAATACGGTACAGCTCATAATACAGAAATGGCTGTTACAGGTGGTGTTGAAAGAGAAGATGGATCAGGTAGAAAAGCTGATGGTAGTCTAAAAAAATCAGTAATCAATAACATACAAAAGAAAAGAAAATCCGATATTGTTTGGTTAAGCGATAGATGGATTTATAAAGAAATACACCCTTACATACACGAAGCAAATAAACTAGCAGGTTGGAACTTTCAATGGGACTGGTCAGAGTCTTGTCAGTTTACAAAGTATGGTGTAGGTCAATACTATGGTTGGCATTGTGACAGTTGGGTAGCACCTTATATTAGAAAACCAAATGAACAAGGAGTTTATCCACCAGATCATGGTAAGATAAGAAAGTTATCTGTGACTGTATCACTTAATGACCCAAGTGAATACGAAGGTGGTAATTTAGAGTTTGATTTTAGAAATGACCACGATTGGGAAAGAAATAAAAAAAAATCAATAAAATCTTGTACAGAGATTAGACCAAGAGGATCAATCATAGTGTTTCCAAGTTTTTGTTGGCACAGAGTGGCGCCAGTAACCAAAGGAACAAGGTACTCACTAGTAATGTGGAATTTAGGGTACCCTTTTAAATAATGTATATATAAGTGATAGGAGAAAAAAATGACAGTGACAACTAATAAAGAGATTATGCAAACAGATTGGTATTTTTCCACACCTGTATATTCTATAATGAAAACAGAATGGTTAAAACCAGCAATCAAAGCGACAGATAAATTTATAGATGCGGCGTATAAAAGAGAAGCGCCTAAACTAAAAGAAAGAAAAAAGTTTTTAGGTAACAAAGATTATCTAAAAGTAAAAGACCATGGAATGAGTTATCACTCAACACCTTTAAATGGCGATCCAGAATTAAAAGAATTAGAACATTATGTGGGTAACACTTCATTAAATTTATTGAATGAATGGGGTTATGACATGGACCAATATAAAATGTTTTTTACAGAATTTTGGGTACAAGAGTTTTCTAAAAATGGTGGTGGTCATCATAGTACACACGTTCATTGGGATAATCACATATCAGGTTTTTACTTTTTAAAGTGTTCAGATAAAACATCATATCCTGTCATGCACGATCCAAGAGCTGGAGCAATGATGACAAAGTTACCTCAAAAAGACGGAAATAAAATAACACCTATGATAGATCAACTACATTATAGGCCTAAACCTGGCATGTTGGTATTTTTTCCTGCGTATGTTCCACATGAATTTGCTGTTGATATGGGTGTAGATGATTTTAGATTTATTCATTTTAATTTACAAGCAGTGAGAAATAATATAGTAGGTAATAAATGAGTAAAGTAAAATTTAAAAAAAATCATTTTTTAGTTATAAAAGAAGCAGTTGATCCCAAAGTTGCTAATTTTGTTTACAATTATTTTTTAATGAAAAGACAGGTAACTAAAACTCTTTTTGATTTTAGATATATAAATCCTTATAATGATGACTATGGCACTTGGAAAGATGAACAAATTCCTAATACATATTCACATTATGCTGATATTGCGATGGAAACTTTACTGCTTCAAGTCCAACCTAAAATGGAAAAACTTACAGGTATAAAATTAAACCCTACTTATTCATATGCTCGTATATACAAAATGGGTGATGTATTACATAGACATAAAGATAGATTTAGCTGTGAGATTTCAACAACAATGAATTTAGGTGGTGATGAATGGCCAATTTATTTAGAACATAAAAAAAATGTTGGATTACCTGATGATGGTTTCCCTGCTAAAACAGATAATAAAGGTACTAAGGTAGTATTAAAACCAGGCGATATGTTAGTTTACAAAGGTATGATACTTGAACATTGGCGTGAAGCGTTTATTGGACAAGATTGTGCTCAAGTTTTTTTACATTATAATAATTCATTTTCTCCTGGAGCAGATGATAATATGTTTGACCAAAGACCACACCTTGGTTTACCTAATTGGTTTAAAGGTAAAAAAATAAACTCATAAATATTAATATGAGTAAATTAGAAGAAAAGGTAAACGAGATATTAGGTATAGATAAGCCTGAGCCTACCAAAGAAATAGTTAAACAAGAATTTAAACCAGCAGTTCCTCGTAAAGAAGATGATAAGAAAGCTGATGTAGATAATGACTATAAGTACAGCAGAGAAAATTATTACAATCTTATTGAAAGAGGACAAGAAGCAATTGAAGGTATACTAGATATTGCGAGAGAGGGTCAACACCCTAGAGCTTATGAAGTCGCTGGTCAACTAATAGGACAAGTAGGACAAACAGTAGATAAACTACAAGACTTACAAAAGAAACTTAAAGACTTAAAAGAGTTACCTAAAACAGCAAACGCCAATATAAAAAACGCATTGTTTGTAGGATCAACAGCTGAATTACAAAAGATGTTAAATAAAAAATCTGTTGAAACAAATGTAGAGCGTAAAAAAGAAAATGAAAACTTTGAAGGCAAGAATATCACACCCGAGAAAACAGATACTAAAGATTAGTGATCTATCTTACAATCAACACTATCACAAGTATAATGTTAAATTAGATCAAGGCGTAGATAAAATAACTGATATTATGGAACAACCTATTGAGGTGTTTAAACATAAAATAAGTAAAACACCTAGAATGGGTGTCGGTGGTAAACCATATACTGAAAAATCTTATAGTGTTCAAGTAGGTGGTCAAAGAGTAACAAGAGCTGTACAATTAGGTTATACTCACATAGAGGCTATCGTATATGAATGAACATAGTTTTTCGTTAGAGAGTATGATGGGTGGTTGGTACATACCTGAAAAGGTTTGTGACGACTTGATAGATTATTTTGAAGATAATAAAAATCGTCATATTAAAACAAATACGATTGTAGGTAAAAAAGATGTGGTAGATGATACTAGAATGACTTTGGACAAATATAATAAACCAAAGCCATTTGAAAACTATCTAACACATTTAGATAAATGTTTAAAAGAATATGTTAAGAGATATGAGTTTAGTAATAAAGTTGCTAACTTTTTTTTATCTAAACACACTAACTTACAAAAATATAATCCTGGCCAAGGTTATTTCAAATGGCACTTTGAAGACAATGTTATTGGTAAACGGCATTTGGTCTTTATGACTTATCTTAATGATGTAGATGACGGTGGTACAGAATTTAAGTATCAAAATATAACTACATCAGCGAAGAAAGGTTTAACAATAATATGGCCTACTCATTGGACACATACACACAGAGGTCAAGTGAGTAATACAAAAACAAAATATATAACTACAGGTTGGTTTGATTTCTATGAGTAACAACGATGCATATCTAGGAAACCCAAATTTAAAAAAGGTTAACACACCTGTTGAATTTTCTAAAGAAGAAATATTAGAATATCAAAAGTGTGCTGGTGACCCTTTATACTTTATGGAAAACTATGTTCGTATAGTTTCACTTGACGAAGGTCTTGTACCCTTTAAGATGTATCCTTTTCAAAAGAAGATAGTAGAAACGATACACGATAATAGATTTACAATTTGTAAACTACCTAGACAATCAGGTAAGTCAACAACAACAATCTCATATCTTTTACACTATGCTTTATTTAATCCTAATTCTAACATAGCGATACTAGCCAATAAATCATCTACTGCGAGAGACATATTAGGTAGATTACAATTGGCATATGAAAACTTACCTAAATGGTTACAACAAGGTATTATAAATTGGAACAAAGGTAATATAGAGTTAGAAAACAAATCAACTATTGTCGCAGCGGCAACTTCATCATCAGCCATTCGGGGTGGTTCTTATAATATAATATTCCTTGATGAGTTTGCTTTCGTACCAGCGAATATATCTGATATGTTTTTCAGTTCAGTATATCCTACAATATCTTCTGGTACAAAAACAAAATTAATTATCGTATCTACACCTCATGGTATGAATCAGTTTTATAAGATATGGACAGATGCGACTAATAAAAAAAACGATTATATACCAGTTGAGGTACATTGGTCAGAAGTACCAGGTAGAGATCAAAAGTGGAAAGAAGATACAATTAGAAACACAAGTGAAGAACAATTTTCACAAGAGTTTGAGTGTGAGTTTTTAGGTAGTGTTGATACTCTAATCTCACCAGCAAAAATTAAGAATACAGTTTACATAGACCCATTACAATCAAAAGGTGGACTGCGTATGTTTAAGAGACCTGACAAAGATAGACTTTACGTTTGTACAGTTGACGTGGCCAGAGGAACAAACAAAGACTACTCAGCGTTTATAATATTTGATGTTACTAAAATAGGTGATAAGACAAATTATGAAGTAGTGGCGACTTATAAAAACAATGAGGTTAAACCATTTGTCTTTCCAAACATAGTAGCTCAAACTTGTAAAGCTTATAATGAAGCGCATGTATTAGTTGAGGTCAATGATTTAGGTCAAGCCATATCAGAAGCGATGCACTATGAGTTGGAATATCCTAATATATTGATGACTACTCAAAAGGGTAGAGCTGGTCAAATACTTGGAGCGATGTTTTCAGGTAGGGGTACATCACTAGGTATTAGAATGACAAAACAAATAAAAAAGGTCGGTTGTGCGAATTTTAAGACGCTTATGGAGGGTGATAAACTATTAATCAATGACTTTAACATAATTGAGGAAATGTCAACATTTTCTCGTAGAGGTAATAGTTGGCAGGCTGAAGAAGGCTGTAATGATGATTTAGTTATGTGTCTAGTTATGTTTGGGTGGTTATCAAATCAACCTTATTTTAAAGAGTTATCTGACTCAAACATAAGAAGTCAGATGTACATGGAACAAGAAAAACTAATAGAACAAGACATGGCACCTTTTGGATTTGTAGATGATGGTATAAACAGCGATCCTCAAAATGAAGAAACAATAGATGAATATGGTACCAGATGGTTTCCTGTAAGCAGAAAGGGACAATAATCTCTACTTTTGGGTTATTATAAATATCTACAATGATAAAAAGTTTGACTATGGGCGTAAGAAAACTTACGAATTTTGAAATTAACAATAAATTAGCTAATTAAAGAGGAGAATTAACCAATGGCATTTCAAGTATCACCTGGTGTTCTCGTACAAGAAAGAGACTTAACAAATATAATCCCAGCAGTATCAACTAGTATTGGTGCAGTTGCAGGTTCATTTGGTAAAGGTCCTG